CACCACCCCTTATTTAACGATAGACGGTAGTACCACTCATGCATATTTTTCAAACCCTGGCAATGTTGGAATTGGAACGACTTCGCCAGGGCATAAATTAACAGTTTTAGGGGGTAACATTCAAACTGACGGCATTGTTTACGCTAATACAATTAGAGATAACACGGGGGGAAATGTAGTTATTCAAGATAACTCTGGCGGCGTAGGTATTGGAACGGCCAGTCCTCATACAGGCACTAAACTACATATAGCAAATGGTAGTAGTGAAGGTGTTGAATTTCAAGTAGCCCACTTAACAAATGTAAATAGAATACTGTCCTATAATAGAAGCAGTAGTGTTTACAACACATTAAAATTAGAAGGTTTAGACCATCAATTTTATGTTTCAGGTTCTGAAAAAATGCGAATCAATTCTTCAGGCAACGTCGGAATCGGAACAACAGCGCCGAGTCAGAAATTAGAAGTGGTTGGGAATATACATGCTACCGGTGCAAGGCACATTTCCGCATCATACGACGCAAATCATTATATACGTTTTGAAAGTTTAAGTTCTGGCGGCGTAATGAAAGCTACAGACGGAGGGGTTATCACTACTCTTGTAAGAAGTTACGGGGATAGTTATTTTAATGGTGGCAATTTTGGAATCGGAACGACTTCGCCATATACAAATTTTGAGGTTGTAGGAAAGGGGTCGTTTGGTGTTGCGGGTTCTTCAAATTTAGGGGTTGAAATATCAAGCGTCAGCGCAATCCCTACTGCGCAAGTCAAAGGATATATTGCATCGGCAACTTCAAGTGCGGGGGGTAGCAATGGTGACTTATTAATTGCTTCAAGAACAAGCGCAAGTACAAATATCAGATTTTTTGCAGGAAGCACAAGTGAAAAAATGCGTCTTGATTCTTCAGGTTTTGTTGGTATCGGCACGACTTCGCCTGACACTTTTTTGCATATTGATTCAGCTTCAACAAACAATATACCGTTGAAAGTTGAGTCAGGCGCATCAACTTCTTACGTCCAATTTATGGACACCGGAACAACTGCTAATTTTAAAGTAAGGGTTGGTTCAAATGGTGACAATTTGCTTTTATGGGCGGGTGGTTCTGAACGACTGCGCATCAATTCTTCCGGAAATGTTGGAATCGGAACAACTTCGCCAAACACAACACTTGAAGTTGGTGATTGTGATTCAAGTTCAAATATTGATGACGGTAATCTTGCGGTAAAAACAAATACAAATGATACTGCAATTACAATTCAAGAAGCGTCAGGCGCTGAACAATGGGGGCTTGGTGTAAATGTTGATGGAGATTTAATTTTTACGGATTCAGGAACTGAAAGAATACGATTTGACGATGGAGGTAATGTTGGGATAGGAACAACTTCACCCGATAGATTGTTGGTATTAAACCACGCAAGTGACACGCGCGTAAAATTACAAGTCAATGGAACTGACACAGCACAAATCCAAACATTATCAAATGAAGCAAGATATCACGCGCTTGGCGTAGCTGGTATTCTTGAATTTTGGACAAATGGATCAGAAAAAGCTCGTATTACTCCGGCTGGTCTTATTGGCGTTGGCGTAACAAACCCATCGCAAAAGCTTCATATAAAAGCTGATGACGCAACTTTATTGCTTCAAGATACTACAACTGGGTTCTCATCGCAAGCGTCGGGTATTATTTTAACAAGCTCCGACGGAAGCGGCAATCCAAGGACAGATGTTCAATATAAATTGAAAGTCAATTCAAATACTTTTGAAATCACTTATGGTTCTTCAAATTCACAAAGATTAAAAATTGACTCAAACGGTCGTATTTTTGTACCGGGGTTAGGGGGCAGTTCAAATTCAAATCCCGACGTTAGATACAATACAACCACTGACGAATTGTATTACAATTCATCATCAATAAGATACAAAGAAGACATAACCGACCTTGAAAATTCACTTGACAAAATTAATAATTTGCGTCCCGTAAAATTTAAGGACAAAGAATCCGGTGAATATGCAACCGGTTTGATCGCTGAAGAAGTTGTTGACGTTTTACCTGAGCTTGTTTTCAAAAGACAAATTGAAGGTTTTGATCAACCGCAAATTGACGGTGTTTCTTATGGTGATTTACATGCATATTATATAAAAGCAATTCAACAATTAAAATCTGAAATTGAAACTTTAAAATCACAAATAAATTAATAAAAAAATGGCAAATACTTATTCATGCAACATAGTTGCACTCGACACATATCCTAGTAAAGATTCTTTATCTGATGTGGTTTATAATATGCACTATTCTTATGTAGGCACGTCTAGCGAGGAAGATTCAGACGGGAATGCTTATTCCGCTAGTGTTATAGGTACTATAGCAATTGGTGAACCTGACGCTGATTCTTTTACTGCTTTTGCAGATTTAACGGAAGAAACAGTAGTTGGATGGGCTGAAGCGGCTTTAGATTTAGACGAACTAAAAGCAAATGTAGATGGACAAATAACAGAAAAAATTACACCTTCTCAGGAAACTAAACAAGTGCCTTGGTAAAAAGTAATTAAAACAAGTGATTATTTAACATATACACAATCAGTTAAATTAAATAAAATTATTATGTCAAAAATTAAAGATGATCAGCTAACTAAGCTACAAGAATTAGTAAATAATTTAAATCAAGTCCAATCGCAAATAGGAAGTGTTGAGCTTCAAAAACACGGTTTATTGCATCAATCAGCCGAATTGCAAGGTGGATTACAGGAGTTTCAAAAAGAACTTGAGGAAGAATATGGTAAAGTATCTATCAATGTTCAAGACGGAACTTATGAAGAAATAACCGAAGAAGATGAATCTAATAAGGAAGATTAGTATCGGTAGAGACTATAAAAACGAAGCTATGCACTACTCCGTAGGCCAAGAGGTTTACGGAGGGCATACTATTTGTGATATAGTTGAAGCTGACGAAAAGTATAGTATTTATATTAAAAAACACAACGACGTACTGCCCTGGAAAGATTTTAATAAAAACATGGCGGTAGCAGTAGAATACAACCTAGAATATTAATGCGAAGTATATTTAATTTTATTATAGCCCCAAAAGAAGATAGATATAATAATAAAAAATCTGTAGGCGATAAAGAATTAATATTAAATACCGAAATATCTGATCATAAATATGTAAGCAGAAACGGTGTTGTTCTTGAAACACCTGTTGAAGTAAAGACAGATATTAAAAAAGGTGATGAAGTTATATTGCATCATAATGTTTTTAGAAGATGGTATGATGTTCGCGGCAAGGAAAGAAATGGCCGTGCTTTTTTAGAAGAAGATAAATACTTTGTTGATGCCGAACAAATATTTTTATATAAAAGAAATAAGCAGTGGCAAGCACCTAAAGGATATTGTTTTGTAAAACCTATTCAATCAACAGATAAGTTTGACACAAACTCTGAAAGACCTTTAATGGGTGTCATAAAGTTTGTTGATAAAGAGCTTCATAAAAACGGTATTAAAAAAAATGACCTTGTAGGTTTTACACCTGATAGCGAATATGAATTTGTTGTTGATGGCGAAAGGATGTATAGGGTTCGAACTAATTCAATTTCTATTAAATATGAATATCAAGGAGACGAAACAGAATATAATCCGAGCTGGTTACAAAGCGGTAGATGAGCTTATACATGTTGCAGAGGAAAAAATCATAACAAATACAGAAGATGATGTATCTGCCGATAGACTTAAGAATGCAGCAGCTACCAAGAAGCTTGCAATATTTGACGCGTTTGAAATTCTAAATAGAATAGAAGAAGAAAAAGCAATACTGTTAAACAAGCCTAAAGAAGAAAAAAAAGAAGCGTTTAGCGGTTTTGCAGAAAAAAGATCAAGGTAATGTACGAGCAAACTTTATTTGAGGTCATTGAACCGATTAAAATAAACACGCTCAAACGACATAACAAAGCGCGTAGATGGAAATATGGCTATGATAAAGAAAATGATATTGTAGTTATCAGTAAGACAGGACAGATTGGTGATGTGTATAGCATACAAAATTTAAAGATTGCGCTGCCTCCTGTACCAACTAAAATTACCAAAGGAGAAAACAAATGGGTTAAACGTGAATACCCTAAAGAGTTAAATAGAATAAAAACAATCTTTGATTGGAAAAGCTATCCAGAAGAATTTAAAGATCAATGGGAACCATATATAGATGAAGAGTTTAAAAGACGTGATGAAGGTCATTGGTTCTATAACAAGGGCAAGCCTACTTATATTACTGGCACTCATTACATGTACTTGCAGTGGAGTAAGATTGACGTTGGGGCCCCTGAATTTAGAGAAGCAAACAGATTATTCTTTATATTTTGGGAAGCATGCAAAGCCGATTCACGGTGTTATGGAATGTGCTATCTCAAAAACAGACGCTCTGGCTTTTCATTCATGGCATCATCAGAAGCTGTTAACATGGCAACAATATCGTCCGATTCACGGTTTGGCATATTGTCCAAATCTGGAGCTGACGCTAAGAAAATGTTCACAGATAAAGTTGTTCCAATATCCGTTAACTACCCGTTCTTTTTTAAACCGATACAAGACGGTATGGATCGTCCCAAAACCGAGCTCGCATATAGAGTACCCGCCTCAAAGCTCACGCGTAAATCTATACAATCAGGGCAGACGCGGGAAGAGTTACAAGGGCTTGATACAACAATCGACTGGAAAAACACGGGTGACAACTCCTATGACGGTGAGAAACTCAAACTCCTCGTACACGACGAATCGGGTAAATGGGAACGGCCGGACAACATCCTCAACAACTGGCGAGTCACGAAGACAACGCTAAGGTTAGGCAGCAGGATTATCGGTAAATGTATGATGGGGTCTACAAGCAATGCTTTAGACAAAGGCGGCGAAAACTTTAAAAAACTGTATTATGATTCGGACGTTACAAAGCGAAACGCCAATGGACAGACTCGCTCAGGATTATATTCTTTGTTCATACCTATGGAATGGAACTACGAAGGATTCATTGATTCTTTTGGAAACCCTGTCTTTGATACGCCGCAAAAACCGATTGAAGACCCGTATGGAGACTTTATTGAGGTCGGAGTTATAGATCATTGGAACAATGAAGTTGATGGCTTAAAAGGAGACCAGGATGCCTTAAACGAGATGTATAGGCAGTTTCCGCGTACAGAAGAACACGCTTTTAGAGACGAAACACAAAATAGCATATTTAATCTTGCAAAAATATATGAGCAAATAGATTATAATG